CTTGGTAAGGAACTCTATTGCCTTTAAGTTGTCCTTTGCCTCGGCCTGAGCAATCAACTTCTTGATCGTTAACTTATCTGTTTTAAATCCGTTGATGCTGGCGTCGGTAGCTTGGGTAGGCACGAGCTTGAGTCCCGCCACTTGTCCTGTCTCAGTTAAAGTATAACCTCGCCCATCACAGTGCGTACACTTGGACAGGTTCTTATACAAATCGCCGTTAACCTTAACCTTCTGTAGCTTACCTTTGCCCTCACAGACATCACAGTGGTTAGCTATGGTCTTCATTACCCGGCGAGTAGACTTACGAACGGTGTTAGCAAACTTACTAGCATTCATACGAGGGGGTGGTAGGGGTTTGCCCCGGGCATTGACGCCTATGTTGAATGCGTTCTTATGGTAGTTCCTATCCTTTACTGTGCGCGAATAAACAACAGCAGTCATATCGACGCCACTGTTTAGATTAATAGGCGTATCACCCATCACGTCAGCTACGATAGCATCCAGATCTTTCTCTATCTGTACCTTCTCTGCTTCATACTGTATTTTTACTGCACCCAGAGTATCGGTATCTATTGCAATACCATTGCGCTCTAGCTCCACCAAAAATAGCAACATCTCATTCATTAGAGTAAAGGTTGGTAGTAGGCCGACGTTCGACTCTTTTAGAAGATCTTTTTGTTGGGCTTGGTAGATCTCCGCAGTAGATAGCACATCGGCATCTGCGTACTCTATGACCGTAGCCAAGGGCATGGCCTCAAACCCGATACCTGACTTAAACAAGTCATCTACTAGGTCGGACTTCTTACGGGTGACATCCCGGCGTTCGGCTGTAGCTTTGAGTGATAGCTCTTGGCGTTGTCCTCGTGCGAGGATGTACTCACCAATCATCGTGTCGTACACTGTTTTTGGTGTACTGAAACCTGACTCATATAAGTAGGACACGTCAAATTTAGCATTATGGCATACGATTAACTCAGCCCGTTTAAGGTCTGCCTTCATCGGCTCACTGCTATCGGCGTACAGGCCGTGTTGCTCATTATGATTAAATATAGCCCGACGCGCTGGGCCTAGTTCTCCGTCTTCAATCATTCTCCAATGAGAAGAGACGATCTTATTCTTTGGATGGTATGGGCTGTTGTCCTTACTTTTATCCTCACCAAATTGAACCGTTGTTTCTAAGTCCAATACAATTACTACACTCACATTATTCCCCTTTAAATTTAGTTTCCATTAATCGTTTCCACAGGGTTTCAATCGGGAACAACTCATCGTGTTCCATCTTCAGTCTGTCGCCATATCCGAAATTAACGGGGCTACATTCCTGCTTGAACGTCCTGCGATCTATCCATCCGTTGATCCGCATTACATTTGGATCTTCGGTTCTCCCTACCAACACAGCTATCTGGGCCCGGAACTTCGGTATCTGATCGAATACCAATGGGCCAAACTCTGCGTTAGTAAACTTCACATCAATCGAGCTATCACCACACCAAAGATCTACGCCGCCGTCTGTCAGCACGTTGATGGTTGGGGGTTCCAGAGCGAATAACCGGGCCACGGCAAACTCTGCCTTGAACCCATAGATGTTTGCTTCAGTACGACTTTGATTGTCGTTCTCTAATCTTGGTTTAAAGCCCTGCATTTCACAGAGCTTAACCGTGTCTGCACCCATTAGCTTACTGCTATGGGCGTCCTGCTTGGATAGTGTTACCAGCATATCTACTCCACATACCGGGAGATCTCCGGCTGTATGTTGCAAATTACTGTGCCATGCCAACCACTCAGCTTATTCTTACTGACGGTTAGGTAACGTGAGGTATCCGGCTCGGAGTCATCAACGTCTCCAGCTTCATGCTTGCCGATACCAATACATAAATCTAGCTCGGCCATCTTGCCGATCTTACTGCCTTCCATATCGAAGCCCGATAAACGAGTTCGTCCTTTGGCATCATTACTGGCTTGGCTAACCGCAAGAAGGGCACAGTCAAATTTCTTCGCGGTCTCACGCAATCGACGATACAACTCACGCAGACGCTCATGCCCCGCATTAAAGTTGCCGCCAATGTTTACTTTGTCTGCCTGGTCAATGATCAGGATGTCGGGCTGTTCTTTCTCGACGTAGGCTTCAATCTTAGCCAAGTCCCAGTCCTGTATCTCATTCATGTCGAACAGATCTTCAATGTCGTTAAACTTACGCCGGGCTTTCATTGGGTCAGCAATTACTTGCTCCCGAGTAACACCAGCGTGTGCTTGGATGGCACGGAGCATTGTACGGCCAGTGTCTTCTTCGTTACCGAGATAGATTACCTTAGCACCTTGTTCACAAAACCCACCAGGCCCAGTACATATACTGACTAGGAATGCTGTCTTACCCGTCTCTGGTAAAGCGAACACGCACCCAAACTCACGGGCACCTATCCCGTACACATGTCTAGATAACGTGGATATATTAAACTCCCAGCGGTTATCATCAGTAACACCAGCCAGTAGCTCATGGATATCTTTGGTCGTAGGCTCACCGAAGTCAGTAGGCATGAAGCCTTCCTTCGATTGATCAAGCAGTTGATGTAGTCTTTCCATTCCGGTGGTGTTGCCATCAGCAACTTCGATACCAAGATTGGCTATTCGAGTTCCGATACGGCGTTGCCATAGGCCTTGTATGACCTCAGCTACTACAGGCGGGGAAAGTGGGTCTATCGTATGAATCAGATCCACGATACCGGCAAATGCTTCTTGGTCAGACCGAGTAGCTACCGGGTTCTGGTTTTGCCACAATGCCATGATGTCGGCAGGGATTAGATCGTGTTGATGCTTTTCGTGGGCTTGAGAGATAGTGACGTAGGCGTCTTGGATCTCATCCTCGAATAGATTCTTAGATAAGTTCGCTTTGTTTTCGTTATAAAAGTCGAATGATAATAGTGATTTAAGTATTCTTATGTCCATAGCTATCGCATAGTTAAGTTATAGTTGAGCTACACGATAGCATGGAGAAGAAATAAAAAAAAGCCCCATCTTTCGACAGGGCTCAACAAATAATAAATACTTTAAATTAGCTAGAACGTAATTTCATCTTTTTTATGTCGGGCTTGTTATCGCCTCGACGCTCTTTGATATCTACTTCGGAATGTACTACTCTGGGGTTTCCCTTGACCAGTTCTCGTATAGCGTTCTCTAGAGCTTCTTGTTCTACAGCGGCTTGTTTATACCCATCGGGTAGATCGTAATCAATTACGACAATTCCTCTGCACTTCATTATGGTTTTTTCCCTCCATCACCTGACCGTACCTATAGTCCCGGACTTTCTATTACATTAGCAATCTCTTTGCTCCGACAATACTTCAGGTCTTTGTTTATGAACCGAACCGTACATTCTACTATCCCTTGTAGTTGCCGTAATAACTTTATAGCTTTACCTTTAGCATCATTGTCAAGGCAAATAATGATTTTATCGTATGATTTAAGGGTTTGTTTCTGTTTTGTACTCAAATTAGTACCTAAAATAGCTATTCCAGTGTACATTTCAGTAGACGAAACAGCACAAGCTGAGGGTGCATCTTCTACGATTACGCCTATCTTTGAACTACCTACAGTTAACACGCCTGTAGTATCTCCGTATGACATCCACTTAGGAGTAGCACCACTAAGAGATCTACCGACAGCGCCCTGGTCATTATTCATCATGAACAGACACCGGTTATCTGCCGGGGCATAGAGTATTTTAATTAGGCCTTGTTCATAGGCCGGTAAGCATCCGTTATCTTCAAGGTAGTCCATTACATACGAATGGTTCTTCGGCTGAGATAACATGCTTGGTAAAGGACGAAGGGTAAGGCCCCGATCTTTGATCTCTCGTCGTAGATAATCAGATGTGGATTCTTTCGGTACACCCACCCGGTTCTTGATCAGGGATAAAGACATGCCTTTACGGTAAGCGCCCTTGATCGAGCAGGATGCTTTATAACAATTCCAGAGGAGTGTGCCGTCTTTATTCGTGATACTGAATTTCTTCTTGCCGTAACAGAACGGGCAGTCGATGGTTTTCGATTCACCTTCGCTGATTCTTATCGATTTCAATATTTCGATTTGTTCGTGCCGGTTATACATATTTCCCCCTTAAAACGAGTATTAGGGGTAGCTCGGCCCCGGAGCGGCCTCGCTTTTTTAACATGGTTTTTAGCATCCGTCAACAACTAAACTATAGTTTAACTATTACATTAGTTATGAGCTTAACCATATCAACCCCTGTAACCCCTTGATTTTATTGATTTTCCACCTAACCTGAAGGTCGTAGGTTCAAATCCTACTCCCGCAACCAAAGTTAGTCTAAGTCATTGTTTGCTAAGTGATTTAAAGCGTCAGTAACAATATCTGTGGAGTGGTGTGTGCGGAAATGGTCGTTTTTCCATTCGCCATTAACCACAACACTAGTTGTTACATCAGTTAATTCCATATTGCAGGACGTGCATTTCACCGAATCGGGTTCATTTGGGTAAACCACCCCGCGAGTATGACGCCCACAAAAATCACATACAATTAGCTCTGGGTAATGGGGTACTCCATTCATAAATACCCCCTCTTTTTCATCTCCATGATCTTACACGCCGCACAAAAGTAGTGGGATGTATTTGACTTGGAGTCTGTTAGCCATCGTGTGCGCTCTACGACTACCGCCGGAGCTTCTTTGCACACGTCACAGTTACGCCTTTCCTTTTTCTTTAATGTCATGATGCGAACCTCTTGTTGATTGCTGACGTTGCCAGCTTCATTGTTGGTCTGACATAGGTCGCTAGAATCTCACGCGACTGATGTCCCGTTACTGCTCTCAGTTCATCTTCAGTACACCCAGCCTCAGCCATCTCAGTTGCACCTGTTCGGCGGAGATCACGAAGCTGTAGATGTGTGGGTAGGCCCGATTGTTTTCTAATTCGGGCGAAGTATTTTACCAATAGATCTTTGCTATATGGTTTACCTGTAGTCTCACAGATTGCGATACAGCCTATTCTTTCTAGATCTAATGAATCGTATTGGTGGTGGTGCTTTAATCGCTCTATCAATCTAGGAGAAGCCGCTACACCCATTATCGTCTTAGTCTTCTCTTGGATGTAGGCAAACTGCTCATCATGATAATTCGCCCACGTTAACTGTCGCATGTCTCCAGGCCTTGCACATAAGTCGTAGGCCAGCAAAGTGATCGTACCAATAGACGGGTGACCCATTGCATCGGCTGTTTCAATCAGTTTCATGACCTGTTCGGGCTCCCATAACACTTTACGAGTAGCCAAGCCGGGTATTTTCATGTTGGAGAAGGGATTAGAGGGCACTTTGTCGTGCCTAAAGCCTACGTTGTATACTTTACGCAATACTTTAACGACGTGAGCGGCTCTATGGTCGCTATATTGTCGTTGGATCATGGTAAATAACTTGTCTGCCTGAGTTGCAGTAATGTTTTTTGCTCTCTGTTGACCAAAAGTCATCCGAGAA